GAGTTGAAAAGAGGAAGACCTGTTAATGAAAATAGTGTTAGACAAAAGGAACTTGAAAGAAAAGAGTTTAATAGAGAAAATGGAATTGAGTTAAGAGGTAGAAAAGTAGATGTTAATAGTGTAAGACAGATTAGATTAAGAGAGTTAGAAGAAAAAAGAAGTAATGGAACTCTTAAATTAGGAAGACCTAAAATGGTTAAAGTAGAAGATAGTAATGAAGTTGTAAATAAGTAGTAATTATTATTGTTAGTAAGGTTAGTTTGTAAAAGGACTAACCTTATTAATATTAAGTTTGTATATTGTAGTATAATTAAAAAAAGATAAAGTATGGTAGGTATAGGTTTTAGTTTTTGTGTAGTAGTTGGTTTTATAGTAGGTGGAATGATAAATGGTTTAAATAAGTAAGTATGGTATTTATAATATTTGTATTGTGTTTTAGTTTAATGTTTGTGGATATAAATAAGATTTTAAAAGATTAACCTTATTTACCTGTGGTAAGCAGGATAGACCAGAGAAATGGTAGGGCTACTAGATAGTGGGAGGTAGCTGGGTAAATAAGTAATATTTGGTTTAAGGGTTTTAGCCACCAAAATAAAACCCATCTTTTTTAATTATACAATCGCCAACGGCTCTACACCCACCCATGTGTAGAGCTTTAGGTGACCAAAAAACAGAAAATATATGGTAAAGAGAGGTATGGTAGCAGTAATGCAAAAATTAGAAGCGCAGTCATGGGTAGCACAACATGAGTGGAAACAGTTATATGGTACAGATAGTAAGCACTACCAACACCTAGAAACACGTTGGAAAACATTATACATGGTACTCAAAGCATGTGGATACGATCCAAACCATGATCTACGTAACCAGATGCTCCACCAAGATATTAAGGGTAGAGGGTTAGCCTTAACGTAGTAGAGATGTAGTACCGCGTGCGGCGGTATATATATGGTATATGTATGGTAATACTATAGTAATACCGTACCACGCGCGCGGTTGTCAATACGCGGGTATGTGGTAGAAGTCCACGGATTAGACACACTCATAAATCGTAAACGATATACTCACCTCGATTAATATATACGAATATCCCCCACGGTTTAACTCGCATTTTCAACGTGGGATTTTTGTGTTTTTTCCACGGGAATCAAATCTTTTTTCTTTACAAATTTTTTACATCGACGCAAGTATATACTTATATTTCTTGCATTGTATCCAGCTTAAACCTAACATTTACTCCCATATATTTATAATAAGTTACATGTAATAGTTATAATTTTATCAACAATGTTTATAACAAAAATATGAAAAAGATATTACTACTATTATTACTATTCCCATGTATACTCCTAAGTCAGACACGGCAATTTCGCCCCGATAAGCAAACATATATTGAAACAAATACTGGTATAGGTGTTGTTGATAAGTGGGATGTTAGTAACCGACCTTTTACCTCCTTGTCTATAGGTAGGACTGTTGATTTTGGGGATTATAGTTTCGCTGATATATCCGTAGGATTGTCATACCCATTTATTGCTAGTGCAAAGTTTGGTTTAGGTTCTTATTATGGTCAAAAAGAAAATACAACTATTACTTTAGGTGTAAGAGTAAGACCTGCTATGGTTTATACTCAATTACATACTAAAATTAAAGATAAAGGATTTTTTACATTTTCTTTAGAATTAGGAACAGGTCAAGATGAAGTTGTAGGATATACTCATTTACTTAATGTAGGATGGAAATGGCCCTTAAAATTCAAGAAAAAGGAATGAAAAAATTAAAACTAATTATTTTATTTATATTATGTTTTTTTTCTTGTACTAAAATTGATGATGATGGATTTAAAGTCTATAAAATTAAAAAAAATAGGCATCGCTCTGTAGTTAAAGTTGAATATACTAAAAAAGATTCTTTTGATATTCAAGTAAAATTTAATAAATCTGCTATATATACTTCTAAAGATCCTATAAATCAATTTGATGTTAATAAAATTTGGGGTGTAAGTGATTGTGGTACTACTCATAGTAAAAACTCTATTCGATTTGGTTGGAGGTGGGATTTAGATCAAGAACAAATTGAAATTTTAATGTATCGTCGTTTATTAAACGAATTTGCTTTTAAACCATTAGGATATGTTAATCCTGGGGATATTAATTATATGTCGTTAAATATAACTGATAGTCATTATCATATGTACTTGAATGGGGTAGGAGATTCAATGAGTAGATGTTGTGATGATCCTAAAAGAAGATATTTTTTATATCCTTATTTTGGGGGTACTGAAAAAGCTCCTCATGATATTACTATAAAAATAAAATAATTGCTTATATATTTATAATAAAATGGCACATAAAGTATTTATTCGACACACCTATATCTATAAATGTAGTGATACTAAATGTAATGGAGAGTGGAAAATAAATGAAGCTGAGAATATTGAAAAATTAGGTTGTCCACATTGTGGAAAACAAGACTATGTTGAGTATGTTAGAGTAGATCAACGTGAAAAATACAATAAAAAATGGGAATAGGTACAAAATCGGGTATAATGGCACTAGCAGGAGCAGGTAGTGCTTTTTTAAACACTTATAGTGTATCAATGGATGGAACTGATGATGATGTTAATTGTGGTAATGTAACTACATTTAATGGGGTTAATAAAGCAAGTATTTCAGCATGGTGTAAAACCTCAAATACTAGAGCTACACAACTAATTGCAAAATCTGATACTGGGTCAGATGTTCAGTTTCAAGTTGCAGTAATACCAAATACTCGTATAGATGTTTATGGTTCAACTATTGGATTTAGGTCTACTGATACAATTAGTATAGCAGATGGAAATTGGCATCATGTAGCAATAACTTTTGATGGAAGTTTAGGGACTGCAAATCAAAGATTTAAAGTATATTTAGATGGAACTGCTTTAACAAATTTAGGATTTAATGGTCCTACATCTTTAGCTACTACATCTACAGATCTTTTAATAGGAAATAGAGGGGGTAGTGCAATAAATCATTGGGATGGAGAAATTGATGAGGTAAGTTTATGGACAAAAGTATTAAGTTCTTCGGAAGTAACAGATATATACAATAGTGGGGCTCCTACAGATTTAACTGGACAGTCAGGATTAGCAAATTGGTGGAGAATGGGAGATAATGATGGAGGATCGGGTACAACAGTAACAGATCAAGCTGGGAGTGATAATGGAACCTTAAATAATGATGCCGCATTTGTAGAAGATGTACCAAGTTAAAAATCCTTGGATATTAAAAAAATATTTCGTATATTATAGTATAAATTTAAAAAATAAAAGTTATGTTAAAATTAATTAAAATGAATAAAGAAAAAGTAAATAGTATTATAATTGCTACACTAGCGGTAGGATTATTTGTTTCTTACTTTTTTACAGGTTTTATTGCCCTCCCATTTGTAGCAGGATTATTTATAGGAGAAAGATTTATTAATCCTATTTTATTTCCTGTACAAGATGGAGAATAAAGAATTTAAATCAAAAAAAATTATTACTTCAGATGGTACTATAATGTACACATTTCAAGGAAAACTACATAATTGGGAAGGACCAGCACTAATTCCAGAAGGAAATAATAGAAAACGTGAATATTATTTAAATGGTATTAAAATGACAGAACCAGAATATAAGGATGCTTTAAGAAGACGTGAAGGATTACCATGGTATAAAGGTTCTAGTACTAACACAAGATTTTAAATTAAGATATGAGTAACATTTATGAACAAAAATATCAAGAAGAATTAACTAATTTACAAGATAGTTTAATAGATATACAAAATATGTTAACTAGTATGTATACTATTAAAGATGAAATTTGGAGATATCATCCTAAAAATAAAAATTTTATTAATCCTATTAAAGAATATGATAATATGTCTTTTGAAATAGATAAATTAGAAAAGAAAATTAGTAAAATAGAATTAAATATCCTACATTTAAAATCAGCAAATTAATACGTAAAATTAATTATACTAAAATGGATATAGACAACGTATTTGGATTATTTGGTTTTGGTAAAGATAAAAACGAAAATAAAAAACTTGAAAATAACCTTGAAGAATTTAAAAACACCCCTCAATTTAAAGTTGGAATGTTTTATAAAATGGTTTGGAATGGTAATAATTTTCGTGATCAAATCTTTTCGTTTTTTGGTAACTCCAATTTAGAAAAAGATTTTACTTTAGGGTTAGATGAAGCTAGTGATTATATGATGTATACAAGGGCTTACTATTGGATACAAGAATGTAATTTACAAGATAAAGAATGGGAAGATGCATTAATATATTATCTTGATAGGGAACTTATAAATTGTTTAAAATTGTCTATAAAGTACTATGAAGAAATTGAGGAATTTGAAAAATGTGCTTTTTTAAAAACTATACAAACTTTTTTAGAAAAACAAGAAGTTCTAAATAAATTAAAAGAAACTTGATATCCCAATATTTTGTTATTACCTTACATTTATATTTAAATTATTAAATAAAAAATTTTAAAATAATAAATAAATAAATAAAAAAATGAAAAATAAAGAGTTATTATTAAGACGCATGCAAACTTTAGAAGGTAAACTTAAACAAACCCGTTTAGCCCTTAGTGAAAATAATATTTATAAAGCAAAAAAAATTATAGAAGAAATTCTTGAATTAAGACAAGATATAGAATCAATAATAGAAAGAGAAAATTAATAAATTAAAATAAAAGTTATGAAATTATCCCCAGAACAAATCCAAGATAATTGGAATCAATTACTTAATTTTATTGACCAATACATATCAGAACCACGTAAAGAAAAATTATTAGATTTTTATAAAAAATATGAAGAGCGTATTATGTTAATGCCTGCTGCCCATAAAAAAGAATATCATAATGCTTTTCCAGGAGGATATGTTGAACATGTTAATAGAGTAGTTCGTTGTGCTGTTAAACAATATGAATTATGGAAAGAAGAAGGTGCGGATATGTCTACTTTTACTATTGAAGAATTAGTATTTTCTGCTATTAATCATGATTTAGGTAAAATGGGTGATGAAGAAAATGAATCTTATATCCCTCAGACTGATAAATGGAGACGTGATAAACTTGGAGAAGATTATATGTTTAATAAAAAAGTACAATTTGCTTCAGTTCCTGATAGAGGATTATTCTTACTTCAATCACATAGTATACAATATTCATTTAATGAAATGTTAGCTATCCAGACACATGATGGTTTATATGATGAAGCAAATAAAAAATATCTATTTGCATATATGCCAGAACAAAAACCACGTACATGTTTACCTTTTATACTACATCAGGCAGATTTAATGGCAGCTCGTATTGAATTTGAACGTGAATGGTTACCTAAATTAAAAGGGGAACAAGGATCCTTGGATAAGCTAAAAGAAAATTATACATTGGGGACAACACCTAATTCATCGAAGAAAATGTCTACTAAAACAAAAGCTTTAGGTTCGATGAAAAGTGATGGATTAAAAAATATGTTAAATAACTTATGATACCTTTAATAATAGCAGTTTGTACACTTTCAGTTTTATCTATAATTTTAGGATGGACAACCTATAATTTGATGAAAAAACAAGAAAAATCAGAAGATATTCTTTTAGGTTATATGGGATATCTAGATAAATTTTCTAGAGTAATTGAAATTTCTAATAAAAAGTTAAAAGAAGTAGATAATAAAAGAATATTTGAAAAAGATGATGATGTAGGGGTTATATTTGATTCAATTTTACAAATCCAAGAAATTTTAAATGAATTCACAGTAAAAAAGATTAAATGATTTATGGCCCCCCGCAAAGCTAAAAGTAAAAATTATTTTACTAAAGATACAGAGAATGCTATTATGTTATATAATAGTACTTCTTGTTCTTATCAAAGAAGTAAAATATATGAAAAAGAAATACATTACCCTTTCTTTAAATTAACCCAAAATATTATACATACATTTAAATTTTACCATACAGAGGTAGAAAATTTAGAACATCTACAGCATGAGATTGAAGTATTTTTATTAGAAAAAATGCAATTATTTCATCCTGTAAAAAGTGCTGATAATAAAATAAGGAAAATAATTCATAAAGAATTTGGTGAACAATATAGTGGTAGTTTTATAGAACACATGCCTGCAAATGAAATTAAATGTACTACTCAAGATATTCAAGGTTATGTTAATACTCTTAACATATCAACTGAGTGTTACGATAAATTAATTAAAATTACACCTGCTAAAGCATATTCATATTTTGGTACTATTGTAAAAAGATGGTGTATATTATATAATGAAAAAAATTATAAGAAAAAAATAGCATCTGTACCTGTTGGTGAATTAGAAAAAGATGATACACACTCATATTCATTAGATTATTCCCCAGACGATAAATTATCATATTTTATAGATAATTTTGTTGAATATGTTTCTAATAATATCTATGATTTATACCCTAAAAATATTGACGCACAAATTGCAGATTCAATATTAGAATTATTTAGAAAAAGAGATTCCATAGATATATTCAATAAAAAAGCTTTATACATTTATATACATGAAATGTTACCCGATGTAAAAACTCCAAAAATTACAAAAATAGCTAATAGTTTATATAGTATCTTTAAAAAACATTATATATTTTATATAGATAACGGTTATATTAATTTCTAATTTTTTTATACTTTCATATTTATAAATAAATGATATGGGAAATCTAGATTCAAATGTTTTTGGAAAGAAAAAATTTTCAGATATTTTAAAGGAAATTTATGATAACCAAAAGAAAAAAGAAACTCAAATTTCTTCTTTAATAGGTGAATTAAAGCCATTAATTAATGATTTAGGAGATGCTACTTTAGTAGTACCTCTTATTAAAGAATATATGGAGTTAGGTATTAAAAATGATGAACAGTTAGTTAAAATGGCTACTATTGTTCAACGTACACTTGCTTCTAATAAATCAGAAGAAGAAGGTTTTGGTATGACTGAAGATGAAAAACGTCAATTATTAACTGAAATAGAAAAATTTAAACCTAAAAAATGATTATAAAATCGGGAATTTCAAAAACCCAAAACTCTACTATACCCTCAACATCCACTATAAAAGATTCTCTTTCCCAAACAGAAAGTAAATTATATGTAGTAAGGGTAACAGATATAGTTTTAGATTCTGAACACCCTAGATTTAATGAAGTTGGACAGTATAATGGAATAGGAGCTATATTTTTTGAAAGTCCCGATTTAGTATCCTTTGGAAAGGATTTAGGGTTTGCTTTACCTTATGATTCTCATTTAAAGGTTTTCCCGTTAGTAGATGAAATTGTAACTATAACTTTAGTTTTAAACCAATCTCGTAACACAAATACAATAGCTAAAGGATATTTTTATCAAAAACCTATAAATATTTGGAATACTCCAAATCATAATTCGTTTCCTGAACTTGAAAAGCCTTTAAATTTACAAAATTTAAAACCAAACCCCACACTTAATACCCAACAAACAGCTCAATTAAACAGTTTAACTAATCCTTCTAAAGATCCTTTTATTGAAAAATCAAACATTAGATCTATACAACCTCAACCTGGAGACACTATAATAGAGGGAAGAAATGGTCAAAGTATTAGGTTTAACCAAGAAAAAGGAGACCCTATAATTTTTATTAGAAACGGACAAAATAGAACAACACCATCTTCAGGTTTTGAGCCTATTTCTGAAGATGTTAAAAATGATTTATCATCAATTTATTTAACTTCTTATCAAAGTATACCAAATTTAAGTTTAGAAACAGAAAAAGGTATTCCTTTTGTTTCTTATTCTACTTCTCCAATAACTCCTTCACAATTTAATCAACCCCAAGTTATTTTAAATTCTGATAGAATAATAATTGAAGCTGAAACAGATAGTGTATTAGTAAGTGCTGGTAAATCTGTAGGATTATTTTCAAATGAAAGTATTAATCTAGAATCAAAAGATATTAACATCCACACGGATAATAGAATTAGATTAGGATCTAAAAATGCTGGTGAATCTGTTTTATTAGGTGATAAAACATATGATATTTTAGAATTTACTTTAAATGTATTAGAAATATTATCTGATACTTTAGCCCCAACCCAAATATATCCAACAGGAGCACCAATCCCTGATGCTTCAACTCAAGCAATAACATCTACTTTATCTCAAGCTATTAAAACAGTTAAAGAAAAAGTTTTAGTAAATATTAAATCTAATAAAGTTAAAGTAGAATAATGGCTACCCCCTCAGAATCTATAAATACTACTCATGATAAGGATTATGACTATAAAAAAGTTGTTCAAGAGGATAGTACTGTAGTATATTTTTTTATAGGAAGAAGAAATAAACCTAAAGAACGTTTTCCTAATTGGACTGAAGCAGTAGATGATGGTAGTTTCGGTACTATTAGAAGAAATGCTATAATAGAAAGAGTTAAATTTGATTCCCCACCTAATCCAACCTCACCTGAAACTTCTCAAACAAGTAGAATAATTGAAAATTCTGAAGATCCAAATGCTAATAGTTTATATGGAACTGTTGTAGATGAAAAAACTTTAGAACCTATTAAAGGAGCTTCTGTTGAATATGCTAAATATTCAACTACAACAGATAAGGATGGAAAATTTATAATTGAATTACCATCCCCAAAAAATCAAGAACCTACTTTATTGCAAGAATGTCTTAATACTACCCATGATGGGGCATACAATTATAAAAAATTAACCTATTCAGATGGTAGAATAGATTATTATTTTATAGGTAAAACAGGAACTTATAAACGAGATTTTCCAAATTGGACAGAAGCTCCACCTGATACTTTAGTGGGAAAAACATCAGGTACTATAAATAGAGATGCTATAGTTGAAAAAGTAGTTTTTGATTGTCCACCAGTTGAAATTAAAAAATCCTCCCCTTTAGATGATAACATAGACACTCCACCAACTCCAACTGAAATACCCCAAAACTCATCTTCACAACTTAAAAAAATAACTGGAGAAATTCAAATTAATGATAGTGATATTGGAGCTACAAATTATAATGGTCTTGTAAGATTAGTTAAAAATGAAGTTGGTGAAATATCAACCCCTCCCTACCAAACTAGAACTAATTTTGAAGGTAAGTTTGAACTTTTTGTACCTATAAATAGTAAATTCATTCAAGCTAAAAAACCTAACTCTACTCAAACTATAATTTTGCCTTTAACTCAAGAAACAAATTATAATTTTGACTTTTCAACACAATATGGTGCTACTCAACTAAACGAAGGTGTGATAGGTGAAGTGGAAGAAACTACTGTAACCGCTTCTCGCCCTGATTTAAAAGTTAGTGCTGCTAACTATGAATCTAAATCTATCCCAGTTGTAAAAGGAGATGGTACTTTAAAAAATGATTTTGGAATTATTCCTTTAAAAACAACTAAAGCCGATTTAGATAAAGAAATTATTAATACCTCTCTTCCTGAAGTTGAAGATATTAAAAAGTTAACTAAAAATAAAAAAGATTTTAGGTGGCATTTAAATCAAAAACTTATAGATTTACTTAATAAGTTAAAAAATGTACTTTTACCTATTATATTAATTATGATAGCAAAGTTTGGTGTAACAAAAGTACAAGAATTAATTAAAGAGGGAAAAAATAAAGCTAAAGATGTACCAAATAAAATTTGTCCTCCTAAAGAAGAAATTGAAAAAATTATAAAACGTAAAAATAAATTTGTTAAACAAATTAACAATTCTTTAAAATTAATTGATAATACTCTTTCAGTGCTAGGTATAGCTCGTAGTTTTATATCTATAGCTATAGGGATTGTAAGGGGAATAGATATAGCACAACTTCTCCTTCCAACTGCAATACCTGGAGTAACAGCAGGGGTTATAACTAAAGTAGATGATATAAAAAAATTCACCCAAGATAAGTCTAAAATTACTAAACAAAGTATTGATGGTACAATTGGAATACTAAATTTATTAAGAATTACTTTAACTCAAATTATTGATTATCTTAATTTATTAGATAGTTTAATTCAAGACTGTCTCCCTAATAGTGAAATTGAACAAGAACAACTCTCAGCTGAATTAATAGCTTTAACTCAAGAACAAACAAACCAACAATCACCCGTGGCTACCATAGTAAATGGTTTTACCATGGGTGTAGAAACTGAAAAAACTACTAATTCTTTAAAACGTAGAAGAGCTACAGCAACAAACCCTAGTGGTGTTGTAATGTTAAAAGGAGAATATTCATTTAGTTCAATTGATCAAATACTTATAGATGAATTAGTATTTTATATACAAACAAATGATTTAAAAGCAGATTAACCCTATATTTATAAACATATATGAAAACCGAAGTACTTAAAAAATTAATTAAAGAAGCAGTAAAAGAAGCAATTCAAGATGAATTGAAGGATAT